ATTGTAGAACAAATGGAAAAAGAATGGCCAGAAATGACCGATGAGTTTAAACGAGTTATGTTTACTCAATATGAACTTTTCTGTAAGAAACAATCAAACTATGGACCAGATAATATATCTCTTGGTTCTAAATTAGATAACGATGATGATATCAAAGTATCACTCACAGGTCTTTGGTTTAGAATGAATGATAAGATTCAAAGATTAAAACAAATGGTAGTAATGGGTAAGAAAGATTCAGTTGGAGAGGCAATCGAAGATTCATACCAAGACCTATCAGTTTATGGAATCATAGCACAGATAGTAAAAAATGGAAAATGGGGGAAATGATAGGTACTACAATTTGGATAATTATTGGATTGATACTTAGTTTTGGTTTTCACTATTTTGTAGTAGAAGAAAAATATAAAGAAGAGATGGGAGCATTCCTTGTATTCATAGTAATATTTTTAGGATGGATTTCATCACTTTTTATGTAAAAAAAATACGATTTTCGAGAAGATTTTTCGGTGATTTTTTCGATTTCGTTATATTTATATATAGTAAAACACACACCGATAAAACACTTAATTATTAACATTTAAAGAGGTAAAATTATGGCTTTAGACATTAACGCAATCAGAGGTAGACTGAACAAACTACAAAACACACAACGTAAAACTGATGCACTTTGGAAACCAACTCCAGGAAAACATCAAGTAAGAATCGTTCCTTACAAGTTCAACTCAGATAATCCTTTCATTGAACTTTACTTTCACTACAACATTAACAACAAAACTTATCTTTCACCACAATCTTTTGGTAGACCTGACCCTATTGTTGAGTTTGCTGATAAACTTAAAAGAATGGGTGATAAAGAAGATTGGAAAGCTGCAAAAGCTATGGAACCAAAGTTAAGAACTTTCGTACCTGTTATTGTAAGAGGTGAAGAAGGTGAAGGAGTAAGATTTTGGGGATTCGGTAAAACTGTTTACCAAGAAATCCTTGGGTATATCGCTGACCCTGATTATGGTGATATTACTGACCCAACAAGTGGTAGAGATTTAACAATCGAGTACAAATCAGCTGAAGAAGCTGGTACATCTTACCCAACTACAACAATTAGAGTTAAACCAAGTGAATCTCCTATTTCAGAAGATGCATCAAGAGCAACTTCTTTCTTGGAATCACAAACTGAAATTACTGATTTATATTCAGAATTATCTTATGATGAATTAAAGACAGTATTAGAAGGTTGGTTAAACCCAAGTGGTGAAGGAGATACTGATTCTCAATCTACATCACAAGAAACTCTTGCACCTAAACAAACTGTATCAGAAGATATGGGAGGTTCTCAAGTAGTTTCTACTCCAAGTGAAACTGCATCAGCAAAGAAAACTGATGATGTTGCAGCAGCATTTGATGATTTATTTAACAACTAATTAAACCAAATTTATGGCAAAGAAACAAGAACTGGACTTGGCAGACATCCTTGCGGGTGAACTGAACAAACAAGCCAAAGATAACAAAGTTGCATTTTTCCTTGATGATGACAGTGCACCTACAAACGTAGATGGATGGGTATCGACAGGATGTGCAATGTTAGATGTTGCAATTTCTAACCGCCCATATGGTGGATTGCCAGTTGGTAGAATAGTTGAAGTAACTGGTTTAGAACAATCAGGTAAATCACTCGTATCAGCACACCTTCTTGCAGAAACACAGAAACAAGGAGGTGTTGCGGTACTAATCGATACTGAAACAGCAGTAAGTAGAGAATTTTTGGAAGCTATCGGTGTGGATGTTTCAAAATTACTTTATGTATCTGCAGATTCAGTTGAACAAATCTTTGATATGACCGAAACTATTATTGAAAAAGTTAGGGAAACATCAAAAGATAGATTAGTAACCATTGTAACCGATTCAGTTGCAGCAGCTTCAACAACTGCCGAAATGGCATCTGATTATGGTAAAGATGGATACGCTACTGATAAAGCAATTATCATCTCGAAAGCGATGAGAAAAATTACCAACATGATTGGTAGACAAAAAATCTTATTAGTTTACACAAACCAACTTCGTCAGAAGATGAATGCGATGCCGTTCGGTGACCCATGGACAACAAGTGGTGGTAAAGCCCTTGCATTCCATGCCTCTGTTAGATTGAGATTAAAGGGAACTGGACAAATCAAAATGAAAGTTGGTGGAAACGATAAGATTGTTGGAATGAAAGTTCGTGCACAGGTTGTAAAAAACAGAATGGGCCCACCACTTCGTTCAACTGATTTCGAGATTTACTTTGATAGAGGAATCGATAATTATGGTTCTTGGTTGAAAGTAATGAAAGATGAGAAAGTTGTAAAACAAGCAGGTGCTTGGTACACTTATGTTGATACTGAAACTGGTGAAGAGCATAAATTCCAATCTAAAGATTTCATTCTTCTCATGGAAGAGAATGATGAATTGAGAGAACAAATTTATAAAAAGATATGTGAAGCACAAATCTTACAATATAAATCAGATACTCTTGATATAGATAACATGGAAATCACCCAAGGAGGTGAAGGAATGGATGATTAAAAATAAGTTATGAGCAAATTAGTAACAATGTTGAGAAAGAGTGCCGAAGCAGATAAAGCTAAGGCACTTTTATCTCTCGATTTATTAGACAAGAAGGCAGTTGGTATTGGTGACCACTCTACTGAAGATTTCTACAAGAACGCTGAGGAAGCACTTGGATTACTTGCAGATTCACAAGATAGATTGGAAGCACTTGAAATTTATCAACAAAGTTTAGAAAAAGACCTTCTTACATGAAAGAACTCTACAAGAACATTTTAGAGTCAGTTGAAACTGATAGAACCCAAAATATCAATAGACACAAAAACTCTCGTGTCCTTATTATTGATGGATTAAATACCTTTATCAGATGTTGGTCATCTATACCAACTATGAATGATGATGGAGACCATGTTGCTGGTGTAACTGGTGTTCTTAAATCAATAGGTTATGCAATCAGACAAACTCAACCTACTCGTGTTGTTGTAGTATTTGATGGTAAGGGAGGTTCAACCTCTCGTAAAAAAAAATTTGGTGAATATAAAGCACAGAGAGATTCAAATAAACTCAGAGTAAATCGTCAGTACGCTGATATGATGAACGATGAGGATGAAAGAGAATCTATGAAAAGGCAATTCGTTTGGTTAAATGAAATGTTAGATAGATTACCTCTCACAACTATGATATATGATGGTGTTGAAGCTGATGATATCATGGCTTATATTACTACCAATATTCTCAAGGAAGATGAACAGGCGGTGATTATGTCAACTGATAAGGATTTCCTTCAATTGGTTGATGATAAAACCATCGTCTGGTCACCTACCAAAAAGAAAATGTACAATAAAAATCGTGTAAAGGAAGAATTTGGTATTGAATCCAAAAACTTACTTCTTTACAGAGTTTTAGATGGTGATAAATCAGATAACATTCCTGGTGTATATGGATGTGGAATCAAAACTTTGGTTAAAAGATTTCCTGAAATCACAGAAGATGTTAAATTGGATGTAGATGATTTATTAAAATTAGCAGAACAGAAAAAAGAAGAAACTAAAGGTAAGATTAAAATATACAATGATATCTTAGAAGCTAAAAATCAAATTCTTCTTAATAGAGAATTGATGCAATTAGATGATGTAGATATTAGTGGTACTATTAAAATGAAAACTTTAGATAGATTTAATGAACCTATTAAACCATTAAATAAAATGGATTTTATGAAAGTTCTTTTAAAATACAAAGTAACATCTGCTTTTGGAGATATTAATGATTGGTTAAAAATAACCTTTGGTAATTTAATCACAGATTAATTTGGATTCTTCAAATAATTTTCGTATCTTTGTATCAGTTTTAAAAAAGAGTCAATGCAAGAAACAGTAGATACCTTATCGAAATATGGGCAATCATTTCAATCAAAGGTTGTATCTGCACTTTTAACTGATAATAAGTTTCTCGATACCATAGGTGAAATAACTACTACCAAGTTTTTTGAGAACGATGCTAACAAGTGGATTATTGGTGAGATACTTCAATATCATAACGAGTTCAGAAAACCTCCTACACTTGACGTATTTAAATCTCAGTTGTCTAAAGTAGATAATGAGATTTTAAAGAAAACTGTGGTAGACCAACTAAAACACGTCTACACACAAGTTGGTAATGTAGATTTAGATTACATAAAAAAAGAGTATAGAGATTTCTGTATTAATCAAAATCTTAAAGGAGTAATCCTACGTTCAGTTGATTTACTACAAGCTGGTTCTTATGATAGAATCAAAGATTTAGTAGATGCTGCAATGAAAGTTGGTAACGAAACCAACATGGGTATGGATTATATCGAAGATTATGATGAAAGGATGCAGGATTTAAAGAGAAGTACTGTTCCAACTAAATGGGAACCAATCAACGATTTAATGGATGGTGGATTAGGACCTGGTGAGTTGGGAGTAGTAGTGGCACCTTCGGGTGTTGGAAAGACATGGATTCTCACCGCAATAGGTGCAGAAGCTGTTCGGAGAGGTTTGAGTGTGGTACATTACACAATGGAATTATCAGAACACTACGTTGGTGCTCGATATGATACTGTGTTTACAGGTATTCCCTCGGCTGATTTGAAGGATAAAAAAGAAGAGGTCAAAAGTAGAATCAAGAATCTTCGTGGGAGATTATTAATTAAGTATTTCCCACCTAAAGGTGTTACAGTAAAGAAGTTACAGCAACATATTGAGAAGATGGTTACGTTAGATAACAAGCCCGATGTTATCATAGTAGATTATGCAGACCTCCTACTCTCACGTTCTACTAAGAATGACTCTACTTACCAAGAACAAGGAGGAGTGTATATTGACCTTCGAGGAATGAGTGGTGAATTGGAAATACCGATTTGGACTGCTTCTCAAACCAACCGTTCAGCTATCGATTCAGAAGTTATTGAAGCAGATAAAATTGCTGATTCTTATGCAAAAGTAATGAACGCAGATTTCATTATGAGTTGGAGTAGAAAATCAAAAGATAAATTGAATAATACTGCTCGTGCACACATTATGAAAAATAGATTTGGACAAGATGGAATTACTTTCCCTTGTAAAATGGATACCAACACAGGTTATATCGAAGTTTACGATGGAACATCACCAGATGGGGTAATTGCACAGAAAGAAGCGGCAAGTGGTCAATTAGAAACTAAGAAACTTCTACATAAGAAATATGTGGAAAATATGGGGTAAGGGTATCAAAAAATTATCACACCCTATGATAAAAATGAAGGTTACTATAACAAAATAAGAAACTTAAAAAATATTATCAAAAATCCATTTCGTTTTTGGATATATATGATAATTATAAACACCCACCAATCAAAAGGTGGACTTAATACTAATAATTAAAAAGGAATAATTTATGGCAAATTCACAAGAAATTTTCGAACAAATCTCAGAGTTATATACTCAGTTTGAAGCAGAACACAATGGAACTACTAAAGCAGCAAAATCAAGAGCTAGAAAAGCGATTGGTGAAATCAAAAAACTTGTAACCGATTACAGAAAAGCATCAGTAGAAGAAAGTAAATAATATTAAGGTTACAATTATGAGTAAATTATTCCAAGAAAGAATTCCTTTCAAACCATTCGAATACCCAATCTATTATACAGAAGGATGGCTAAAACAAGCACAAGCGTTTTGGTTACATACTGAAATCCCTATGCAGGGTGATGTAAAAGATTGGAACGAACGATTAACCAAAGAAGAGAAAAATTTGGTTGGGAATATCCTACTTGGATTTGCTCAAACTGAATGTGCAGTTTCAGATTATTGGACAGGGATGGTAACCAAGTGGTTTCCAAAACACGAGATAAGACAGATGGCGATGATGTTTGGTTCACAAGAAACTATCCACGCTACTGCATATTCATACTTAAATGAAACATTAGGGTTAGATAACTTTGCTGCGTTCTTGCACGAACCTGCAACTGCAGCAAAGTTCGAACTCCTAACTCAAACTACTGCTGATTGGACACCTGAAGATTTGGATACAAATCCACAAGCAAGAAAAGAAGTTGCTCGTTCACTTGCAATCTTCTCAGCATTTGCAGAGGGAGTATCCCTTTATTCATCATTCGCAGTACTCTACTCATTCCAAATGAGAAACCTACTAAAAGGTATAGGACAACAAATGAAATGGAGTGTAAGAGATGAATCTCTACATTCTAAGATGGGTTGTCAATTATTTAAAGAGATGTGTGGAGAGTTTCCAGAACTACTCGAAGAATCTAAAACTGAAATTGAAGAAGCTGCAAAATTAATTGTAGACCTTGAATCTAAGTTTATTGATAAAATGTTCGAGTTGGGTGATTTGGAAAATCTATCAGCATCAGATTTAAAAGAATTTATAAAAGCAAGAACCAACTCTAAGTTGGAGGAATTAGGATACAAAGGTATCTTTGAATACAATACAGAACAGGCAGAAAACCTTGAATGGTTCTACCACTTAACTGGTGGATTAACTCACACAGATTTCTTCGCAATCAGACCAACTGATTATTCTAAAGCGAACGAAGGTGAGGATTGGGGTGATTTATTTTAAATAAAGGTTATGAAACAATTTGATGAACTAATCTTACAGGTTGGTAATTGGGCATATGATAAGGGTTTAGTAAAACGAGAAAACGCTTCCAAACAAATGATAAAAGTTATGGAAGAAGTTGGAGAAACCGCAGGTGCACTATTAAAGGGTAATGAAACAGAATTGAAAGATGGAATTGGAGATTCGTTCGTTACTCTTATTATTTTGGCAGAACAATTAGGATATACTCCACAAGAATGTTTAGAAGCTGCATGGGAAGAAATTAAAAATAGAAAAGGAAAAACCAAAGATGGGGTTTTCGTAAAAGATGAGAAGTAATTATCACAAAAGGAGAAATCCTGTATTACATGGTGATATAATAAAACACCACCACAATCCAACAGGTATCTTAGTAGATATGGCACTAAGATTAATAAAATACAATATTATTAAAAGACAAAGAAATGGCAGTTAAAAACTACGGTGAAGAATTAGGTTGGGAATTAGATGTTGATTTCCCATCATGGGGTAACACAGAGATTTATGTAAAGACAATCTCTAAAGGATACTTACTACCAGGTGAAAAACCTAAAGATGCTTATTGGAGAGTTGCAACCAAAGTTGCACAACGATTGGGTAAACCACAAATGGCAACCAAGTTTTTTGATTACATTTGGAAAGGTTGGTTAAACCTTGCAACTCCAGTACTTTCAAATACTGGTACTGATAGGGGATTACCTATCTCTTGTTTTGGTATCGATGTTGCAGATTCTATTTACGATATTGGTGCAAAGAACTTAGAACTTATGTTACTTGCTAAACATGGAGGTGGAGTTGGTATTGGAATCAACCAAATCAGACCAGCAGGAGCAAAGATTACAGGTAATGGAACATCAGATGGTGTTGTACCATTCACAAAAATATACGATTCAACTATCTTAGCAACCAATCAAGGTTCAGTTCGTAGAGGTGCTGCATCAGTAAACTTAAACATCGAACATAAAGATTTTGAAGATTGGTTAGAAATAAGAGAACCAAAAGGAGATGTAAACAGACAATCACTTAATTTACATCAATGTGCAGTTGTTGGTGATAAGTTTATGAGAAAACTCCAAGATGGTGATGAGGATGCTCGTAGAAAATGGGGTAAACTTTTACAGAAAAGAAAAGCAACTGGTGAACCTTATATTATGTTCAAGGGTAATGTAAACAAAGCAAACCCAGATATGTACAAAAAGAATGGATTAAAAGTATTCATGACCAACATCTGTTCTGAAATTGTATTACATACAGATGAAAACCATTCTTTTGTTTGTTGTTTATCATCAGTAAACTTAGCAAAATACGATGAGTGGAGAGATACTGATTTAATTTATACCGCAACTTGGTTCTTAGATGGAGTTCTTTCAGAATTTATCCAAAAGGCAAAAGGAATGAAAGGATTTGATAACTCAGTTCGTTCAGCAGAAAAAGGTAGAGCATTAGGTTTAGGAGTTTTAGGATGGCACACTTACTTACAACAACGAGGTATTCCATTTGAAGGAATGGAAGCACAATTTGAAACTCGTAAAGTATTTTCTCAAATCAAAATTGAATCAGAGAGAGCATCTCGTGATTTAGCAACAGAATATGGTGAACCACTATGGTGTAA